GTTTCATCATCATCTTCATATGACATGTCTTCGTTTGTATCATCAAGTTCGATTTCGTAAACAGTTTCTTCAGAGTCATCCATCATTTCTTCCAAAGACTCATCGGAATATTCTGATTCATCACCTTCTCCCAAATTTTCATCGGAATATTCTGATTCATCACCTTCTTCTAAATCTTCTTCAGACATCATAGTTTCATCTAAGTCTTCTTCACCTAACTTAATGATATACTCATCATCACCATCAGACAATTCAATGTGGTCATCATCTTTTTTCACGATTACACCATCTTCAGGACTCATTGCTTTGAATACTTTTAAAATTTCGTCTTCATCAGCTCCTGTCATATCAACAACGTCATTTCAGGAGTAGGTTGTTCTTTAACTTCCTTCTCCTCATCTTCCATTGATTCTTTCAACAAATCACCTAGTTCTTGCTTCATAGTAGATGCAAGTATACCTTTTGCGTTTGCTTTTACTGCCTCTTCAAGAGTCTGTACTTGAAGTAATGCTTGTTCTAGAATGGATTTTTCGCTCATTTTATTAAATATATTTACCTATAAATATGTCGATAATGTAAAAAAATACGGATTATAGTATGATAAACTATATTAAATTCTTATTTACCCAAATAAGTATCCAACTTAGACATCAAATTTTTCATTCTGTCAGAGTCGGCAGGTTTATCTTGAATTGATTCTTGGTATTGGTCTCTGTCTTTTAAATCAGAGAATACATATGCACCTGGTGTGCTTGGAGATGATACTAAATCAAAACAAACTAATTCAAAATCTTCTTGAACTATGTTTTGTCCTTTAATATTTTTTAATGACCCAACACCTCTTGAAGAAATACCAAGTGTTGCACCATTCATAAGTAACATTGCTGCTTGGTCACCTTTGGTACTAACGATACCCATTTTTTTCCAAGCGGGAGATGTAAACAATTTAATCTTACCCATTAAGATTTTCCCATCCCACCATGTTTCCAATATGGAATGAGAAACTCTATCTAAATCGATAAGAGAAGATGTTGGGTGATTTAACTCATTAAGAGCACTTCCTTTTTTTATTAAGGTTTGATATTTTTCGTTTTCTCTTTTTAATATGTTTTCAGGATATATTCTACCATTTTTATTTGGTGTGTCATATTTCTGCAAAACAGCATAAAGGACTACATCTTGCGAGTAATCCACGTCTTTCATCTCAGAAATTATTTTCTGATTTTCTAATGGTGAGATATATCCGGCATCGTATTCAATTAGTATACCTTTACCGGTTTCATTTGGCCCGAGTATTTTCATCCAACTTTTTTATAATAAATACCCCGAATACTGAATTAATTCTTTTTTTCAAAGAAATTAAATAAAGTTTCGTCCGTTAAAACGGTATCTACTATAGATTCTGATAAGTTGGATATAATATTTTTAACCTCTTTTGACCTTACATCAAAAAACTTCTCTACATATAAAGTAATTTCAAGGTCCATGAATGACCTTTTATTTTCTTTTATGCCATTAGTTTTAATATCTAAATCGACTATTGATTCTTTTTTGAATAAATCAGAATTCAAAGAATAAATTTTTTCTTTGATTTGTCTTCTGGTTTTCGAGATTAACTTATCAAAGTCGTGGTCGATTATTGTGGGTTGGGTCCATGAGTTTAGTTGAATGTAGACCGTTTTTAAGTTCTTATAATCAACAGTACCATACCCAATCTTTACATTATTGTGTACACCTATTGAAATAAACTTTCCTTTTTTCATTTAAATTTATCATACTTATATATTTTATGGTGTATTTAAAATATACAGAATAAACTTAACAAATCAAAACTTTTCAATTATATTTAAAAAAAACATATGATAATCGTAAACGTCAATAAAGAGAAGAACCTTGAATCCGCATTAAAGAAATACAAATACAAGGTTCAAAAGACTAAACAAAACGATAAATTGAGGGAAAAACAACAATATACTAAACCCTCAGTTGCTAAAAGAAGTAAAAAGTTAAAAGCTATCTACAAACAACAATTGTTTACAAATCAAGAAAAATCAAATTAAACCGTTTTTCAATTCAATCAACTTGTAGTAATTGTATTTTGTAACCTCTGACTTATCAACCTCTGATTTCACATTATTAAGTTTACTTACAACAGAGTCTTCAGTTGATTCTTTCAAAAGAGAATCGAGTTTATTATTCAACTCTTTTTTAATTGTATTCATTTCCAAAACCAAATCATCGTTTGTCATGGAAACAATCTTATTAAACGTCCCTTTTTGTTCTTCGTTTAAGAAATCTGCGTATTTTATATTAAAGTTATTTACCAACACCGCATTTAACAATGAATGGTTTTCAATTTGAATTGGTGAAGGTTCAACAACTTCTTTTTTCTTTTCAGAAATTAAATGATTTATTAAATTTTCTCTGGCGTCAATTTTAGATGCGATATTGTGCATATTAGACTCTTCAGATAAGATATCTAAGTCATTGTATACTGAAGTATTTTCCACAACAACATCTTTGAGAGATTTACCGAATTCTTTCATCTCTTTTTTCAAAGATTTCATTTTATCAATCAAAATCGGTTCAATAGATTCTACATACAATTTAGCTTTATCTCTACTTGTAATATTAAGATTTTCTATGTTTTCATAAAACATATACATCTCAACCAAAGATTTATTTGATTTTAGTTTTTTTACCAAATCTTTAATTTCACTCTTTTTATTAGAGGTGTACGATTCGGTTAATTTTGTCAATAGTTTTGTTTTTAATTCACCAAAGTTTGTCATTTCAGTTATTCGTTTAAAAAGTCTTTTAGTTTATTTTCTATTTCATAAATATTCTGTTGAGCTTTATCCATGTTAAATAAATCTTTTAAATTTTCATTTTCACCTAACATGCTCAATATATTATGTTTTTTAGTTTCATTTTCACTCAATGGAGCTTCACCACCGGCTGGCGGTGGAGGTGGAGGTGCTCCTCCTCCCATATCTGAACCCATTCCTCCTCCTCCTTCAGGTGCTTCACCACCTTCTTGTCTTTCTTCTTCAGGTACACCATACTTAGAATCCACATCATCAAATACTCCTGAACGTTTAATTACATTTTGTGTATTTGTTAATTCAAATCCTATCGCTCTTTCAAGTCTTTGTTGTTGTAAATCCAACACTACTTCACTATCACTCATACCAAGAATATTCTTCTTAGCCCATGTATGTGAAACAGGAAGAATACCTATTTGAGATTGGTCTGATGTTGCATCTTTATACAAGGTTATTTTTTCTTTCCACTGTTCAATTCTTAATAAATCAGACTGAGCAGATGGATTGGTTAATGATAATGTAAAGTTGTCTAATTCGTCCTCTAAACCAAGTAAATAAAGATGGATTAATGCAATCTTATTTAATTCTTGAATTACTGATTTTTGAATTCTATTAATTGTTCTTGCAAAACGTATATCCATTAACGCAAGAGTCTTACCATCGCCCACAACTTCTTCAAAACCTAAGAATGCTTTAGGAATACGAAGAGCCGCCAACATTTTCTTTTGGATGTATTCAATATCCGCAATCTCACCTAAATTTTGAGCTCCCGCCAAAGTTTCAATTGGATTTGTTTGAGCGGGGTCACGAACAGGTATGAAATAATCTTGGTCTACTGCCATTTGATTATATCTCATATCCACCTGACCGTTTCTTGAGTCTACTATTTGGTCTCTTTTAAATTTGTTTGCAACACGCTGTACATATGCTTCGATATCTTTGTCATCCATGTTACCAACAAAGATTTTGAAAACTCTTCTTTCAGGTGCTCTTGTTGTTCTATAAATCAACATAGCATCCTCAGCTAAAAGTAATTGTTTCCAAATTCTTCTTATTTTATCCAACATAGAAGTACCATAAGGAAGTTTTCTATCATCACCTAACAATCTAAAATGTGCAATTTCCCAAGCTTGAAATTCCAACTCTTTGTTTTTCCATTGGAATCTTAATTCCCTTGTGGGCATCTGCATTGCATTTTGTTGGTTCGGTGTTTTACTTTCTTTACCCTCGTGTCTTTCTATTTCAATATTCGGTAGTTGTTGACAACCTATGATACCCTTTTCAGGGTCAATTTTCAGGTAAACGAAGTTGTCTCCATACTTACACACACCTCTTGTCCACATTTGTAGATTAGTGTTTAAATCTAATCTATTCATGAATAAATCCTCAAGAATACTTTTAATTCTTGTTGATTCTGAAAATATGGTTAAAATTTCACCCTTTTCGGATAAAGTTGTTGATTCTTCAGCGTAGATGTCTAATGCCGCAGAAATTTCAGGAGTAAACTCCATTGATTCATAATCGTAATATGCCGATAACCTGTTAGGTTCATAGTATACCGATTGGTTGTAAAGAGATTGGTCGAGTTTTGTCCATTTATCTGCGATGTATTGGCTTTGTTGTGCTTGCAACATCGCTTTCTCATACTCTTCTCGACTATTTGTTTTTAATATTTGCTCTTTGTCAAAATTGAAAGACGGAGCTTCTTCAGGAGTTACCTTATTAGGAAACCCAAACACCTTTGTTAATCTCTGAAAAACCGTCAAATTACTTTCTGCCATGTATATAAATAGTTTATGAGAATATAATTAATTCTGTTATGATAATAAAGGATTATCTTTTTTTACCAAACAACCATGCGTACTGTTGGTAATTTTCTTTTGTTGCGTTATTAGTGTGTCTTGGGATACTTGGGTCATTATCCATGGACATTGAACCTATTTGGTCAAAAGCGGTACCGTAAGAATAAAATGATTTGTTTGGTTCATATGTTCTTTCAGACAAAGTCCATGATTCCAACATCGCTTTATTTGCGTTTTCATTTTTAGTTAATTGACTAAAAGATATGTCACCAACATATAAAGCCATAGACATACTCATAATTGCATCGTCATGGGCTCCTTTCATGTGGTCAGGTCTACCATTTATATAAACAAACGTGTTTAATTCGTTCATTAATCTTGTTGACCTTACCTGAAACCCCTTTCTTAACTGTTCCTCAAACGCAGCAACAATTTGTGTTCTTTTATTGTTGAAGTTTAATCCGGGAATTTTCTCCATCGCTTTGGAATTATACTCCCAAATATTCTTGGTATTAATACCATCAATGTAAAGATTTTTGTAGTTCAATTCCTGTAACTTCCTTGATGTAGCAACACCCATACCTCCTGTAATATCGACAACAATAAACGCCTCATATAAAATACCCCACTTGTATGCGATGGATGCTAAATCATCTGGTGGTATTTTTCCAATATATTCCGCAACTTGTTCCCTCTCATCAAAATCAATAATGTTAATTGATGAAAAGTCTTCACTATCTCCACGGGATACGTCTACACCCATAATATACTTGTGACCTTGTATTGGTTCTTTCCATTGCCAAAAGGTACCCTGCATATATTTTTCTTTTGGGTCCCTTATCATGTTTTTAACAATGTTGTCTTGAACCTCACTAGGGATTACACCATCACCCGAACCTAAAAAATCACACTCTAATTCCTGTGCAATTTTACGTCTATCAAATTTGAATTTTTTAGACATTGCTTCAAACCATGAAGAAAGTGGTTTATACCCATCCTCTTCATATTGTTTATAGTTGGCGATGTCAAAATCGTACATTACAACTTCGTTGTCGTCGTATTGTTCCCTATTTAACATATAGTGAACAATATCCGAACACTTAACCCATCTTAAATCTTTTGTGTATCGTGGGTCTTTAAACCATCTTAAATCCGTAATGTGAAAATCATTAACACCTCTGATTGCTTGGTCATATACACCGTAATAAATCGGGTCAAATCCATTAGGGGTAGAAATTAGAATAATTTTACCACCCGTTGATAATGACGCCATTGATGCTGCCCAAAAATCTTCACCAGCTTCAATATATGCAGCTTCGTCAAATACAAGTATGGTTGGGGTATATCCACGTAATGCGTCCGCAGATGTTGCCACCGCTTTGACCTCACATCCATTGTTTAATCTAAATCTACTTTCAGAATTCTTATCGGGTGAGAACCCAACATTTAACCAATCAGGCCATTGGTCTAAGAAATGTCTAACTTTATTAGCCATTTCGACCGCGGTATCCTTTTTGTTAGCGATAACAAGAACCCTTTCAGGATTTTCAGGTTTCGCTAATTGTAACTTTTTGGAAATCCAAGCGGCGGTTACTGTAGTTACACCCGCCTGTCTATACTTTCTAGTTATATTTTCGTTGTATTGTTCGTAATCTTTGAGTAACTGAATTTGGTCAGGAAATAACTCTAACGGTACATATTTTTTCTGAGTATTATCATATGTTTGAAGATACGTTTTCAACGCATAGGTCGTATCCTTCATTATACGAGCATACTCTTTTAATTGTTCAATTTTTTGATTACTCATATATATAAATATGAAAAAGGGTGGTTAAAACCACCCTTTAGTATTATTTTAAGATGTTGGACCCTCAGGGTCTTCATCATCATCTGAGAATCTAATACCTATATCTCCTAAGAAACCTCTTAAATCATCATCACTCACATCGTCACTTACTTGTTCTAAGTCTTCATTAAACCTTGACATCGCATCTTGGTAATCTTGATTTTTTAACATTTGGTCAATTCCTTGTAACAATTCTCCCATAAATCTTTTTCCATTTTCGGAACCCGATAATACCTCTTTGGTGAAAACCAAAAATTCTTTAGCGGGTAATCTGAAAATACTAACTAAAAGGTAGTTTTGTAATTCAAATTTAGTATCGTCAAGTAAAATTTCCTCAGGGAACTGTCTTCGCATTCTTTCCCAAATTGCTGGACCTAATCTCAAGTCCCATATTTCTTTTTCTAAAGTATCTTCAGATTGTTCAACTTCAGACCATCTTGGGTCTTCATTACCTTGTTCATCCTTAGGTCTACCTTGAATGGCGAATAATTCTAAAACTCCTTTAATTAATTCGTGAACTAATATTGGGAAGTTAATACCTCGAGCAACAATGGTTGGTGGTGTAGTATTTCTTCTAACTTCTTGTTTACCACCTACACTTCCACCACCGCCGGCACCGCCCATCATCATTTTCATGGTGTCATCACTCAATTGCCAATATAATGTATCATTTACTGACATTAATATTCCATACTGATTAAGTAAGGTTTCTGAACCTGTGATTTCTCTAATTTTATCCGCAACATAATGATACATGTAGTGACCTTTTTTAGATGCCCCTTGTATCATACTATTAATTAATCTTCTTTTTGCCTTTTCTAAATTTAAAACACTTAAATCATCAGATAATTCTTGTTCAATATCAACAGGTTCCATGTTAGGTTCTTCTTGCATTTCTCTATTGAAATTCGAAGTATCTATTTGACCAACACCAACAATTTTAGCATCAAATTGTAATCTACCTTCAGGTATAGACATTTCTCTTTTTACCAATTCTATCGCCAATTGTTCAAGTGCTTCTTTATGTGCTGATTCTGTTTGAATAATCTCATTGTGAGCCCCCATCATCATTTGTGCAAGTGGCATTATACCACGTTCACCTGACATAGGAGTTTGAACACCTGTGTATTCTCTTACTTTAGCAACAACTTGTCTATATCTTTCTGATGCTAATAGTTCTTGGAAATTTTTATTTGGTTCATCACCTGTTTGAGGTAAAGGTACTTTTTTTAGAGGTGTATCACCTTGAGATAGTTTATCTTGTATTCCTTGATAAGGTCTATCTTCTGTATCAAAATCCATTGGCATTTCATTAATATCTTCCATTAAAGATATTAAATCTTTTTTTGTAAATCTCATTTTGACATTTTTTTCTTTTCAGCTAATGCCTTTGGTTTTGGGTCAGTACCCTCACCTGGCGCATACGGGTCTATAGTTGGTTTTTCAGGTGTCTTTGGTTTGGTTGGGGTGTCTACATCAGGTTTTGATGGTGCTGGTTGTGATGATACGATTGCATCATATGACATAAACTCAGGAACACCATTGTGACCTTTACGTGCTTTACTTTTTGGCATTGGTTGGAACGTTTCCCCAACTTTTTCATTTATAACACCCATGATGTCTTTTTTTGATGTAAAGTGAGAATACTTTGATTCTGCTAAATCTAGAACCCATTCTTCAATTTCTTGAGATTTGTTTTCTTTGTGTTTTTTATCTTTACACTTACAATCTTTCATTCCACAAACGGAACAAACTTTTGTTTTATTTTTTTCTGTTAATTGGACATTGAACCCAGCATCTGTATATTTTTTAACTTCAGCAGGAGATGTTGTTTTTTTCATCATAACAGAACCCGCCTCTTTTAAAACGGTATTTGAAAGTGTTATGAGTTCGTTATCACTTAAACGAGAAAGAGTCTTATCTGAAAACCCTTCCATAACTAATTTTTCGATGATTAATTTTCTATTCATGATTCTTTGAATTTTATTGATTTTTTCTCAAGAGTAAAATTCCTCTCTTTTAATTTTTTTGAAACATTTTCATAGGATTCACCAAAACGGAAAAACAATCTATCTTCTTCCAAATCAAAATTTGATTTTTCCCAAGCCATAGCGATTATTCCGTCCACAGCATCAATAACACCGAAATAGTCAGAATTTTGTATCAATTCAAAAACTATGTCGGTGTCTTTTAAGAGACCTACTTGGTCAATATATTCTATGTTTGGTGATTTTGGTGTAGATGTAGAAGATGCTGGTACGTCAAACCATTCGTCCATGTCTATCTCAGTAGATTCACTAAAAATGAATTCATACTGTTTTTGACCCTTATAATCGGTTCCGATTTCGTTGACATATATCAGTCTCATTTACTTAAAGTATTTACCCAGTGTTTCAGATATACTTTTGTTGATTTCTTTCTTTATTTCGTCTAAATCAATCTCTTTAACATCATCATTACCTAAATCAGCGTATTTTGATAAATCGATTTCTTCTTCGGTTGACATTGGTGTATTGATAAATGTTTCCAATTTATCCATTACATCCATTTCACCTAAATCTCCCTCATCTCCTGTTGGTTCTGCGGGTGTAGTATCATCATCGGCAGGCACATCTGGCATATCATCAGACATATCTGCGTCGTCTTCGATTTCTCTATCGAATTTTTTACCAATTTCTTCAATATCCTCGTCATCAAGTTTATCCAAGTCAACAGCGGAAATAATCATATTCAAAACGTATTTGATATCATCACTTTCCATTTTTTCTTTTTGGTCTCTTAATTCTTGACCAAGTTTACCTGAATATTTTTGAATTTCGGACATATAATCAGATGGTTTAGCGCCACCCATATCTCCTTCATCACCCATATCTGTTTCATCTGACGGTGGAACATCTCCACCCATTTCAGGTGCGGGAGGAACATCACCACCCATATCCATATCAGGTGCGGGTGCAGGAGGAACATCACCACCCATGTCAGGTGCAGGAGGAACATCACCACCCATGTCAGGTGCGGGTACAGGGGCTTCATTTGCTTGTCCTGAATTTTGTTTTAAAACATATTTTGTTGCTTCATTAAGTTCACCACCAGATAATAGTTGTAATCTTTTTAATGCCTCAGCGTATGAATTAAATCTATTTTTATTTTTCATGAAAAGACCACCAATGTAGTCTAATGAACTTTCATTTAACCCTTTTTTTACGTAATATCCATCTTTTTCCTTAACAATACCAAATTTAGACCCATTCACTGATTCTGATAGATATTCGGTTTTTGATGTTAATGTTTGATTTGATGTAGTTGATTTTTTATCACTACCGTAATAGGTTAACTCAAGGATACGCTTCAATTTGTCGTCTCCGTTAAGTTTTTCGCTTCCTAGTGGTTTTAAATCTGCCATTTGTTTAAATGTTGATAATTATATTATTCTTGTATCCTATAAATACATGCATATAGTAAAAAAAATTATTCTATTTACTGTGGTAGGGACAATTTTTTATTTCTGACCTTTGTTTTTATATCAAATAACTTTTCGATGTAACCATTTCTTCGTAATAACTTGAAAGTTAAATTTTCATACGAATATTCACCACCCACTTCTAATCCAGTTTGTCTGAACTTCTTTAACTTACTTTTTAGTTCATCTACTTGTTTTATAACGTCATTACCTTCTTCAGCACTTTTTTCCAAACTGTCGATTAGTTTACCATATTCTTCACTCTTCTCAAGGATTTTCTTATCGTCTAAGTCAAATGCAGATTCTATTTGTTTAGGTTCAACAACCCAATCATTATTTAAAATAGAATAAACACCCGTTGATACGCCAGGAGAATCAATGTCCTGAACATAAAACTCCACTTCAAAACCTTTTACAGTGATATCATTTGACGCCGCCCATGCTTTTTTCTTAAGTTCAAAAAACTCTTTTATTATTTCGTGAAAAACGATAGAATTTGATTTTGCGGAATCAAACTCATCTATATCAACTAATATGTGGATATCTAAATCAGAATAATTAGACCAATTATAGTTCGCTAAAGAACCTGTAAAATGGATATCATAAATAAAAAAATCAATACCGATAAAATCAAGAAATGCGTTGGTGATTTCTAAAAGTTTCTCTCTTATTTCTTCTTTTATAACATAAGAATTTTTTGTCTTATTAAAAATTTCCAATGATAGAGAATCCTTAGGTATAAAGGATTTCATTATTTCTTTATCTTTTTCAATATCTTCAATAAATTCTCTATAATTTTTCATTTTATCTTTTTGTATTTAAAACTTCTTGAAATGTTTGCGTTAAAATGTTTACCCTGTGATTCCGCTTTCTTAAAATCTGTAAACACCTCTAACGGCACTTTTTCATATTCATAAATAGAGCCGTTATTAAATTCAATTACAAGATTGTTATCTTCGGTATTGAAAACCGCTCTACCGATATTTGAAGATGTTACTACCACCTCAATTAAGTTACCTTCCGTTTTTTCTAAAATAATCGCCATAATTTTTTTAGATATTATTATACATAATAAATATCAAATAAAAAACCCCGAGCAACACATCTTCCATTTTTTGAGTATGTTTGTAAAGAACATATTCTGTTGAGACGTTTTAGACAATATGTCATTTTTATTTTTATACAATTGAAAAAATGTCATTGTTTGTTTTTACGGGATATATTTTGTATACTTAAAGAAAAATAATTCAGATGTCAGTAGATTTTTTCGAAGAAGGAAATGTTTCCAACCCTAAAAAGACAAGAAAGGGTTCTACCACCCCTATCCTTGATAATTTTTCAAGGGATTTAAACAAAATGGTTGAAGAAGGTAAAATTGACCCCGTCATTGGTAGAGATAGTGAGGTTAAGAGAATTGCTCAGATTTTATCTCGTAAAAAGAAAAACAATGTTGTAATAGTTGGTGATGCTGGTGTGGGTAAATCCGCTTTAGTTGAAAAGTTGGCACAACTAATCGTTAAAGGTGATTGTCCGTCGAATCTTTTAGATAAAAGAATCGTATCACTTGATTTAACATCATTAGTTGCGGGTACCAAGTATAGAGGTCAATTTGAAGAAAGAATCAAAGCGATATTGAATGAATTACAAAATGAACCCAATGTCATTGTCTTCATTGATGAAATACATACAATGGTTGGTGCGGGTAATGCCAGTGGTTCAATGGATGCTGCGAATATCATGAAACCCGCGTTAGCAAGAGGTGAAATTCAATGTATTGGGGCAACCACTTTTGATGAATTTAAAAAACACATTGAAAAAGATGGTGCGTTAGTTAGAAGGTTTCAAAAAATAATTTTAAAAGAACCAACTAAAGAAGAAACGGTACAAATTTTAAATAATTTGAAAGACTCGTACCAAAGTTTCCACAAGGTATTTTATGAACCAAATGTATTTGAAACAATCGTTAACCTCTCATCAAGATTTATTACGGATAGACAATTCCCTGATAAGGCGATTGACGTAATGGACGAACTTGGTTCAGATAAAAAAATTAACACTAAAATTCCTGAAGTTTTAGAAAAACTTAAAAAAGATTCCGATGAATTAAAGGAAAGAAAAATACAAGTTGTTAAAAGTCAAAACTACGAACAGGCGGCAAAATTGAGAGATGAGGAAAGAAAGATATTGAGTAGGTTGGATGAAGAGAAGAAAAAATGGTTGGAAAAACAAAAGGATAACAAGACGCCAGTAACAGTAGATGATGTTTATGATATTATCTCACAAATGACAGGTGTCCCACTTTCTAAGATTGATGAAAGAGAAACATCAAACTTACTAAGTTTAGAAGAGAAGTTAAAATCAAAGGTAATTGGACAGGATGACGCCATTTCAATCATTTCAAAAGCGATTAGAAGAAATAGAGTTGGAATCAAAGACACAAATAAACCTATTGGTTCATTTATCTTCTTAGGGTCAACAGGTGTTGGTAAAACATATTTAGCGAAATCAATTGCTGAAATTTTATTCGGGGACCCCGACAAAGTTGTGCGTGTGGATATGAGTGAGTACATGGAAAAACACAATGTTGCAAAATTAATCGGTTCTCCTCCGGGATATGTTGGTTATGACGAGGGTGGACAATTAACCGAAAAAATAAAGAACAATCCATTCTCAGTTGTTTTGTTTGATGAGGTTGAGAAGGCACACAAAGATGTGTTTAACATTTTACTTCAAATCTTGGATGAGGGTCACTTAACCGATTCATTTGGTAGAAAGGTTAACTTTACAAATACAATTGTGATTATGACATCAAACATCGGTGCAAAAAAAGTGTCCGAGTTTGGTAAAGGTGTTGGATTTGATTCCTCATCGTCTAACAGTCAAAATTTTGAAGTTAAAAAATCCATTGTACAAAAATCTTTGAAGCAACATTTTAATCCTGAGTTTTTAAATAGGGTTGACGATATTATCAGTTTCAATTCATTGGACAAAGACGTTATCAAAAAAATCATTGGAATTGAATTGAATAAATTAGTTGTGAGATTGAAGGATAAGAATTTCAAGATTTCATTTGATAAAACAATCATTGAAAGGATTTCAGAACTCAACACTCAAGAAGATTATGGAGCAAGACCAATTAAAAGAATCATTCAAAATCTCTGTGAGGACTTTTTGAGTGATTCAATTTTAAAGGGTGACATCAAAGAAAATGAAACCATAACTTTAAAATTTAAAGATGGTGAAATAAAAATTTTTAAAAAAAAGGTCTAAATATTCATACTTTTTAAAAAAACATATATATTTATATTCACACAGGACATCTTTGCCGATTTCCTCTCGTTTTATAGTCTGTGGTGTTGAAACCACAAAATGACCACAAACCCCCGACTCACCGTTGGGGGTTTTTTATTTTTGGTATTCTAAAAATAATTGTATATATTTGTGATAAAATAATCTTAAAATGGAATATACAAAAGATTTGATACTTGTTCGTGGTATCCCTGGCTCGGGTAAATCAACTTTGGGTGAGGTAATCCTATACATCCCAAACAACCCGTTGAAACCTTTATCTGCGGATGATTACTTTATGGATAAAGAGGGTAACTACAATTTCGACCCAACAAAAATTAGGGAAGCTCACAACGACTGCCAACAAAGATGTGCAAACCTGATGATGAATTCAGTTGTTAGGGTTGTAGTTTCAAATACATTTACACAAGAATGGGAAATGGAACCATATTTTGAAATGGCTCGTAGATATGGTTACAGAGTCCACACTGTTATTGTTGAAAATAGACATGGTGGGTCTAACGTTCATGGTGTTCCTGAGGACAAATTAGAAATAATGAAAAACCGATTTGAGGTCAAGTTGTGATAGATAGACTCGAAAAATATCATGAAGATGGGTTGTTGGTAAAACAAACCCACCCAACTAAAGATTTGTACATTTGGAATTACACACCAAGAGTACAATATGAATCTTTATGGGATGATATTACCACGCAATGTCGTGGACTTATTACAACTCATTCGGGAGAAGTTATATCAAGACCATTCGGTAAGTTTTTCAATTATGAGGAGGTTATTGATAAGGATATGATTCCATGGGACAGTGAGTATGCCCATGTGCAAACAAAAATGGATGGTTCTCTCGGTATACTATTTTTCTATGATGGTGAATGGATTATGTCGACAAGGGGTTCATTCACATCTGAACAATCAATTCGAGGATTAGAGATTCTAAAGTCAAAATACGATTTGGGGAGGTTTTCTAAAGAATTTACTTATCTATGTGAAATAATTTATCCTGAGAATAGAATCGTAGTAAATTACGGTGAGGATAAAATCAAATTTTTGTCTATAACCACTCCTGAAGGAGAATTGAATTGGGCTACATCAAATTTGATATTCCACTCATCAAATATCAAGGAAGAAGATATTGTCGATAGTACTATGGTCACTTTTAATAAAGAAACTTTTGATACTTACAAAAAATTGAACATACCAAATGAAGAGGGGTTTGTTGTTAGATTTTATCCATCTAATTTTAGGATGAAGATAAAATTTGAAGAGTATGTTCGTTTACATAGAATTTTAACCAACGTATCAAATAGGGATATTTGGGAAGTACTTCGTACCAATGGTGATATGAAAGAAATACTTGATGGTGTACCAGATGAATTTTATGATTGGGTTCGCAAAACTAAAGAGGATTTATTATTCCAATACAAACACTTGGAACGTGAATACCAATGGATTTTTAAAATTATAAATCGAGCCCCCAACATAGAAAATCGAGCTGTTTTCGCCGAGTACGCAAAGAGATATAAACATCCTTCAATATTGTTTAATATGTTAGATAATAAGGATTACTCCCAACAAATTTGGAAGTTGATTTATCCATCATATTCGAAACCATTTAAAACAAATGAAGAGAATTAGTAAGAAGAATTATACAATGAAAACAAGAATTTATTTAGACGATGTAAGAACCCCCATCGAAAAAGACCAATGGGTTGTTGTTAGAAATTACGAAGAGTTCGTAAATAAAGTTAGTGAAATTGGTTTGGAGAACATATCTCTAATATCGTTGGACCACGATTTAGGTGAGACCGCCATGGCTGAATGGCATCGTAATGTTTATCATAACTATGAGTTAGATTATGATAATATTCTTGAAAAAACAGGAATGGATTGTGTAAAATGGTTGGTTGAACAATGGATGGATGGTAAACCCGTGGTTGATGTTGTTGTTCATTCCGCAAACGCCATCGGCAGTGGTAATATGATGGGTTACATAAACAACTACAGACACATTAATCGACTACCTCAGAACTGTATTAGGGTTCAAATTGAACATACTGTGTAAAGGTTTTTCTAAACTTTTTGGTTAAAAGTTTGTTTGTGTCGGTTTTTATGGTCATATTTGTGATGAACCAAAAATTAAATCGACAATGTCAACAAAAGAACCGAACAAACCAAAAGATACGGTAATTAAAAAGCTCATACTAAAACAAGATTATAAAAACTTCAGTGATTTTTATAACATCAACAAAGAATCCATTTATAGAACCTTAGCCAATCTTTTTAAAAGTTTGAAGAGAAGGGATAAACAAGTGGTTATTTTAGTTTTGGGAGCTAAGATTAATGGACTACAATGGGAAACCGAGCTAAAGTTTAAAAGACAAGAATCAGTTGTTTTAGTTAGGGATATTTTACCTTTCTTTGAACAAAATGAAGATTACGAAACTTGTGGAGAAATAACGGAAACCTACAATAAGATTTTAGAGATTCAATAAGACGAAGAGGATAAATTAGCATCGCCTTTTACTATGTACTTAATATTGAAAATTAATGAAGTATTGGTAAAATTAATTGTGAAATTTGTCACTGGTTGTACGTTGTTAAAATTCGACAAAGTTAGGGAGTTGAAATCTGATGATGTGTACCAATACACTTCGTTAAATGGTATCATTCCACTAATGTTCGCACCCAACAGATAAGCGTCTGAAATATTAATTTTACCGTCTTTATTTATGTCCCCCGCTTTCATTTTAGGACCGTTGTTAAGTACTAATCCCGGTTGAAGTTGGGTCGGGGTATTTTCATTTTGTGCCTCATTAAAAACTTCATTAAAGTCACTCGATGTCAAAGATGGTGTGTATGTTGGTACAATACCCCATTTTCAACCAAATAAAATTTTAATTCGGGTCTTACAGATAAACCTGAAGGGATAGTAACTGTTCCTGATATTGTTTCTGTTATTATCGTAACCGAACCTGAAGAACTAAATGCAAATCCACATGTCCCACTCTGTAATTGTGCTCTGAATAGAGTTTTTACGGATATGTTTGAATAAGACTGCGATGCGGTTGTATTCACAATATCGGTCCACGTAACACCGTCATTTGTTGACCTCTGCCATTTAACAATACTACCACTATACCCACTTAAAGTTAATGTTCCTGAGTTTGTTGTTGTGGTATGAATCGACGATGATACCGAACCACCAACAGGAGGCGTACCTGATGTCACGGTAATTGTTTTTGAGTCCGAATTAACTGCACTACCACAATTTGGTGTTTGTACCTGAACTCGGTAATAATATGTTCCGGCTGAACTTAACGTTTGTGTTAAACTTGTAGTTGTGTTAGAAATATCTACCCAATTTATATTGTCTGTTGAACGTTGCCATTTATTTACATTACCCTGTTGACCTGATAATGTTAGTTCTACTTGACCACCGGCACATATTGAATTATTAACAGCAAATATGGTACCCGATTTTGTTGGTTTAACTGACAAGAATACACTTGACGTTGGTAAACTTGAGCAAGTTGTTGGACTAGTTGAATTCACAATCGCCCTATAGTATGTTGTTTTAGTTAGATTAGTTACGGTAATAGTTGATGATGTACTTGATATTGTCGTACCAGCGGTGAAAAAGTTATCAAATGAAGATTCCCATCTAGCGATACTACCTGTATATCCATTAAGTGTTAGTGTTGTACTATTACTACCTGAACAGACATTAATATCACCACCACTAATATATCCACTTGATGCCCCACTAATTTCTACATTTCTTGTTAATATGGTTGTACTTGTGGTGATGTCACCCGGCATGTCACCATATTCACAAATATATCCGGGTAGAGATGTGTTTGGTAAATCATTCCATTGGCCCGAATTACCTGAATAAAATTGACCGTAATGCTCTCCACCGGCATTATTAGGTTCCCCACCCGCCCATTTTGCATATTGACCTGTAACAGCAGTACTACCGTTAGAAAATTGAGTTCCCTTTTCAGGTCCTGTAACCCAATGCCACTTTTGTTCAACGGCAGCTTGTGATGCAAACGCAGTAGTACCTTTAGCGGTATTGACCACACTCATTTCATCTGATGCACCAAACCAACCATCGGACGACATTAGTTTCCAAATAAAGTTATTTTCCGCCTCAGATGACATTGTTGCCAAATAACCTGCTCTACCAAAATATGAACGATTTTCTGCGGATGTTTTTGAATTTGTCCATGTTGTTGAACCGGAAACATATTCATAAAAATGTTCAGTTAATGGGTTGTAAAATACAATTCCCGCAACGAATGTTACTCTTCTTTGTAATGCGTAACAGGTAGAGGTTGTTGACCTAAATTCAACTCCTCTTAAAACCGTTTCCCAATTTGAGGCGGTTGTTGTTCCATTAAAAACTAATACACCTGTGGTTGTATTGAATGCAGAAACAGTAATACCCGACGGTAAAGTTGCCGTTGACCTTAATTGGTCACCACTTGTACCACTTATGTAACTTTGAGATATTTGAACTCTAAACCCATTAATTGTACCATTTGCAGTCAAAGTAAGATTCGGGTCAACCTTTGTCCAAGTATTAAAACTTGCGGAAAGTGTGCCCGTACTCGATGTACCTAAAGAAACTGATGTTGCTTGTGAGTAACCGAGAATCGGTAAAATTAAAAGTAATATAATAATTAAATTTCTCATAAATTTATCTTACTACCAACTAAGAAAAATGATAGAATTGGAAATTCAGGGTTTGTACTCATGTTCGCCTTATAGTTAACATTTAACTTAAAACGCTTTGAGATTTGATAGTCAAAACCACTACCAATAAAACCACTCACATATCTATCAGTTATTGATACGTTGTCTTTGGATGAATAAACTAAAGGTGTTGAAATAACATACAATTCGGGTGACACAATTAATTTTTTACCGACTTTAAATGGTCTTGTGTAAAAAGCGGTGATAGATGGTGAATAGTAACCATTCTTTTCTTCCGATATAATTGTTGCAGCGGCACTTACGTTAAAACCCGTAATACCATATTTTCCACCATTTAAAATACCACTATAACCAATAAAACCTAAATAATTACCATAAGTGTAAACCCCTGTCAGGTTTATGTTATGAATGAACTTCAACTTTTTTGTTTTATTATAATGTATTTTAGTATATTTTGTTGACACAGCAAACTGTTTGAAATTTAACCAAACCATACCAGTTACCCCATAACTTGATAAACCTGTCATTGATGATTTACTTGTCCCAATGTTTACTATTGGGGTAAACGTTCTATTCAAATTTTGAGCGGAGGTAACATCAGAAGAAACAATGATAGGGTTAGACCTCGCACCACCATTACTACCCGATTTACCTTTTCCACCACCACTTGAACCACCGGAACCACCCGCGTTATTATCGTTGTGGGCATCATTGTTCATTTGTGTTGTTGCACCAACTTCTTCACCTTGTTTTTGGGTGTTGTTTTGATTATTGTTCCCATTGGATGTACCTGTTCCACCATTATTTGAGTTTCCCGAACTACCGCTATTTCCTGTGGTGGTAGAACCACCGGAACCTCCGTTATTACCTGAAGTTCCCGAACTTCCTGAACCATTATTTCCTGTGTTTGTTCCGTTGGTTGTTCCCGAACCACCTGTGGTGCTCGAACCATTTGAACCCCCGTTATTTGATGAGGACCCATTTCCGTTATTAGAACCACCTGTAGACCCTGAACCACCGTTGTTCGAACCCGAATTGTTTGATGGGGATGTCCCATTAGAGTTACCCGAACCTACAGACGGTTGAGTCGTTGAATTTCCCCCCTGAGTTGAGTTACCTGTACTTGATGACGTTCCTCCATTTGTTGAATTTCCACTTCCTTGAGTCGAGTTACCTCCTCCATTTGTTGTATTAGTTCCTGAATTCGATTGGGATTGTCCTCCATTTTGAGTTGTACTATTATTCGTAGTATTTGATTGAGATGAATTACTTCCATTTCCTTGGTTATTATTGTTTTTCTTCTTATCAGAACTTTTATTATCCTTACCACCAGCATCACTACTACCTGACGAACCAGTTTCTAAACTAGATGATTGTGCTTGACTACTTGACAAAATCGAACTCACAACTGACTGAACCGTACTACCAATAATTTGGGCGGTTATTTGGTTTTGAGTTACCTGACCCTGTTGTTGTGAACATGGGTTTGTTTGTCTGTATGTGGTATAAACCTGATTTACCCAATTGGAAAATGTACCATTGGATAAATCGTTCGCGTCAAAACTACCAACATTATTTAAAAAAATAATCATCGTTTTACCCCCCTGTATTGGTACACTAAATATTGTGACTTCTTTTGTACAAGGGTCTATAAAAGTATACGTTGATACTTGTGCTTTCGATACATTATATACGAAAGTAAGAAAAAATGTTAATATTAATGTCTTAATGTTCATAGTGTATATTAAAAAAGGGGTTTTACCCCCTTTTTATTAGTATTATCAAACATCATTAATTATTTAGGGAATACACCCTTTTTTATCATTCTTAATAGAATTCTAGAACATGCAATATCTAATGCTTTTTTGGTACTAATCCCTATTGTTGATTGATTAAATTTTACTTCACTTAAATTATCGTCATTTAGTAAACTTAATTCTCTAACGGTAACCGCCTCACCCAATCCACTGGCTGCAATTATTTGACCCGTTTCCGCATCGGTGAATCTAACTTGTAACCCTAATCTTGTGACAACAGTGTTTTTAACACCATTACTAAGATTAACTGTCTCATCCTCACTCACTGAAAATTCATAAACTTCAATTGTAACAAAATAGTGTGCTAAACGTATTTTTCCTCTACCATTTAAAGTATCATAACTAATACCCGCTTGAGAAGCTTGGTATTGTTTCACCATTCTATTTTTGATTTCGGTTTTATCCTCAGTAAATGTGAATCTATTTAAATTCTCCAAATATTCTAATGTTATATTTGCCACACCTAAACCTACTTTCTTTTCTTTTAATTCAGGATATTGTTCATATACTTCATCACTGATTCCTATTTTTAGAATTTGTATTGGAATTTGTGGTCCGTCATAATCCATTAGTGAATCAATGCTCACATTAGTTTCAAACGATGCTTTATATTGTTCTGTTTGTGTTTTACCAACAACCTGTGCACTTACAGTATTGGCGAAGACAAACATCAATACAAACCATAGTATTATCAGAATTACTGGTGATAATAGTTTTTCTATGACAAATTTTTTCATTTTATTCGGGGTCTTGTATTTTACCACATTTCAAACATTCCAACTCACCGTCATTGTCTTGGTCACCCCAAACATGTTCACATTGGCGATGTTCAAAATACTCATCAATTATACCATCGTTGTCATAATCTAAACCGTCCATAACACCATCACCATCTTCATCAATTTCAACACCAACTTTTGATGTTGACTCGGCGATTGGTTCGTTTTTGGTTTCATTATTTGATGATTTCATATCTGCAGTGTTTGAAAAAGAAACACCATCTTCCTCATCCATTTTTTGTACTAACATCTTATCCTTATCGGTATCACTAAACCAATAGTCAATAATTTTACCATAAGAACCTATGAAAGCACCTAATAGTAGTAGAAGTAATTCTTTCCATTCACCACCGATTTCATTTTTACCTATAATAGCCGCGAAAATTCCGGCCATAATAAACATAAAACCACCTAACACAATCGCGGTAATAAACCACCTTCTTTTCATCATTGCGTTAAGAAGGTCTCTAAATCCGGTTGGTTGATTGTTTACCATTGTGGCTCCTTTTCTTTGAATTCATCACCCTCTTTTTTAGGTTTTGCGGGTTCTGACTTAACCGGTTTTTCAACTACTCTTTCTTTTATTATAGTTGTGTTACCACCACCACTTGATGACGTATTCTTAGAAGAATTGTCAACATTTAAATTAATTACAGGTGCTGCTTGTTGTGTTTGGGTTGGTTCCTTTTCTTTGTCATCACCACCACCAAATAAGGTAGTTGTAAAGTAAGTTCCACCAGCCATAACTGCCGTGGTAATAACCCCAATAATTGTTTTCTTCAGTCCTGACCATGTTCCGTCAGATTCTGGTACGTTTGTTTCTTCGCTCATTGTTTTAAACTTTAATGAATTGTTTAGTTAATTGTTTATTATAATTATTTAATACTAAATAATAATTTCCAGCCGCAGATGATGTCATATCAATCTGTTTATATGCAATTTTTTCTGATGAATTGGTTGAAACAGAACCGATGTTTTTAACCAATTGACCTCTCACGTCATAAATTGAACCAATCATCTCCATATTTGGATTTGGGAACCTAATTTCAATTTCAAACCAACCACTTGTCGGGTTTGGTCTAATTGATGCTGTGATTTCATCAATTGATTGGTCTGTAGGTGGGGCCATTTTGTACATAATAACCGCAATACTACTAACCAAATCAATGTTTAAATGGTCTCCTCTTTCATCTGACGCATCCATCAACTCTCTGACATAGATATTACTTACGATGTCATTATTACCAATTGGTGAGAATTTTAATTTAAATGGGGTTGCTTGACCAATCAAACCATTTTTGAATTGGTTATTCATACCACCAAATCTAATTGTACCATTGGTTGCATCGTGAGTTACATATTGTAACCATGGACCTCCATTAAAATTTGATACAATCTCTTCAAATTTAACTTTAGTTTTATCGTACTTCATTTCAAATTGTAAACCATAATTGTTATCACCATTTGTGTTAACATTGAACGGTACGTATATTGGTTGACTTCCTGTTGCAGATGTGTTAGGTATTTCAACATCTAATTTACCTTTAAACACCGCTTTAGCAACTAATACACCTGATGAGTTCCATACTCTTGATGAATATGTTCTATCTACGTCACCTTGAATAAAGTATTTAATGTTTACTGTTTTATTTACTAAACCAACACTATCTGTAATATAATTATTTGCGGTTAAATGGTTTGGCCAATCATTCCATTGGGTTGAACCTAAAACTAAAGAGTCGTAAACACTTGCGTGGAATGCTCTAATCATCGTTGTGGTATCTATTTTTTTCATACCACTTACGTTTGCGTAAATTAGATATGGGTCACCACCGTCTAATTTTCCGTTTTGGTTCATATCACCAATAAGGTATGCTAAACCATTTTTTAAATATTGTTGACCAAATCCTTGGTTAACATCTGTTACAGTATATTCGTCATAAGTCTTAACAGCGTCTGATATTGTAACGGCATAATCTCTAAAGACTTCCATACTGTCAGCAGGGAATCTCACCAACAATTTATATTTGGTGTTTTTGTCTACGTTGTTTAGTGAATAGTTACCTGCGGTATCACATAAAGACGATGAAACAAACGTACCTGTATTAAACTTTGTACATATAACCGTCGGTCTTCTACCAGCCAATTTCATTGTTGGTGGTAATTCAACGACACCACTAATCACCAAGTTACCTAAAAGTTCAAGGTGCATATCTTGTACATTCAAGATTGCGATGTTATCACCAATTGTAGAACCGTCATATTTGAACATTCTAGCCCAGTTAATTTCAACACTATCGGCATCAAAGTTTGATTCAACATCATTAATAATAAATTTGTTATGTATTAAAAATGTGTCCTGTGTTATTTGAGAACCACTTGAAAGAACCAAGAAATTTCTTGCTACGGTGTAGTTGGTATCACTTGTGTATGAATACAAACCTGTACCTGAACTGTAACTTGAGTATTTGTAATTATTAAAGAATTTTATCGAAAGAGCTGGAGTCATAGTACTCACAGTTGGGTCAACAGTAGTAGATACGTGAGTGAAAAGTTGTTTTCTATATTGAAAATCAACTTGGAATGTTCTCACATCGACTGCGGACGCTGGTGTGTATTTAAACACAACATCTAAAGTGTCACCTCTTTTAATAGTTTTATACGCAACGGGATTACCTATTTGAGGTGTTTGTGAAAACGCCATTGTCGTGAAAAATAAAGTAATTAGGGAAAATAATAATTTTTTCATAGTATTAATTTGTTTATTAGGTTTTGAGTTGTTTTCTTTAATGCCGAACTAGCAGATTGTTGATTGAATTTACCACCCTCATCAATCATAATAGTTGAGGTTGAAATTTCGGTAGATTTACCTTCCGAGAATTCCTGTTTAATTTTTTTATCACCTTTGTATAAAACACCTTTCATTCTTATCACAGTCGTTGTTTTATCTTCGTGAAAAATACTAACCCCCGAGTTAGTTGTTACAATGTCAAAAAATATAAGTTCAACTTTAATTTTGTAGTCGGCTTTATTTTTATCTGTAATCAGAATTAAACTATCCTGTTCGTTTATGATTTCTTCAATGATGTTTTTTACACCAAAAGCTAAATTTTTGTTTTCAGTAAACGGACCAATTTTAATGTTATTAATAACTGTATCAACAACAATAGTTTGTGCGTTTAGATTAGAAAATCCAAATGATATTAAAAATAATAATAATATGATGGGCAGTCTTTTCATCACAAAAAAGAAAAAAAAGAAAAAAACAGGGTTATTACACCCCGTAATTTTTATTCAGAAATTTCGTCTTCTGATTTTTTCTTATGTGAGAACTTGTCTAAAGTATCTGCACCCATTCCAATTGCTGTAATTACCATTACCGCGTTTACCAATTCTTCTGATGGTTTAATGTCACCATGTGTAAAAGAGTTTGCCATCATGGTTCCGCAAAGGAATAATGCACCTAAGAGCGCGATTACCGGTTTGATTGAAGTTGACCCTCTTTCATCTTTGAATAGGTCAATAATCCATTTTTTAAAGTTCATAGTTGTAATTTAGTTTAGTTTTATTATTTGGTTTACTATAAATACCTCGGCAATCGAGATTGTCATATATATTATTTTAAAAAAAATTTTAACTTTTCTTGTTTTTTCGAATACTTATTGTTATCTTTGTAAAAGATTTCAAAAATTAAATAAATTTCGATGATACGTTCAACACATACAATGTCGTTTACAATCTGTTCAAAATGGGCGGAGGTGGCTGATATTTGCATGTCCCGAGGTGTCTTGTGAGTTGTTTAGTTTAAAACGATACTTTAAGAACCTCGGGAGAAATCTCGAGGTTTTTTTGTTTTATGGGCCTGATGTCAACGGCAGACCGTCTGATTTGCAATCAGAACGATTGGGTTCGATTCCCACAGTGTCCACAAAGATGTTCTTTGACATATTGGTTTAATTTGGTACCGTAGCTCAGTAGGTAGAGCACCAGACTGAAAATCTGGGTGTCACTGGTTCAAATCCAGTCGGTACCACACTTGTCTCCGTAGCTCAGTTGGTTAGAGCACCTCACTTTTAATGAGGGAGTCACGCGTTCGAGTCGCGTCGGGGACACAAAGGTTGATTGGGGAATGGTTATGTCTATAGTTCGAGAGTGAATACTGACTGACATAATCGGAGTTTGGAGGTATTCACCTAAGTAACGCCAATCGTAAAAGGAGATGTCCACTGAACCATCTTCTCCTTTCCTTGACTTAGTTCCTTAGCTCAGTTGGTAGAGCATCTGCCTTACATGCAGAGGGTCGTTGGTTCGAATCCGACAGGAACTACATTATACACAGGTGTGGTGAAAGGGTATCATACCGGTCTCCAAAACCGTTGTTGGGAGTTCGAATCTCTCCACCTGTGCAAATTATATGTGAAGACATATAAAATAACAGTATATAATCACATTATATCTAAAAACATATAAAACTAAAAACTATGAATAATCAAATGGGAATCGAAGCTGCGAAAATTAAATTTGAGTCCGAGAAAATGAAACTAAAGGAGGAGAGAGAACAAAGGATTAAAGAGTTTTGGGAAAACGGAATACCCAAATTAAATAATCCTGAAGACGTACCAACTCTTCCAAGAGTGAATGAAAAAGAATGGAAAGAGTATTATGTACCAAGATTGATTGATGCGGGTGCAATCCCCAAAAAAGATTTAATCCACGGACAAGTTTATATTGGTGACCATAGAAACACAGATGTTGCAAGATGGAATCAAGAAACAAATAAATTTGACCATATGAGATATAAATTTGGTTGGAGGAAAGATGACTGTAACCATTTTGAAGATGATGATGGGTTTGCATTATTTGTTCCAATTAGATTAGGTACTGAAGATGATTGGAATGAAAGAATTAAATAAATGATACTCTCGTAGTTCAATGGATTAGAACATTTCACTACGGATGAAAGGGTTGGGAGTTCGAGTCTCTCCGAGAGTACAATAAGGTCAGTTTGGTCATGGAGGCCGGTTAGTCTGCAAAACTAACGGAGTTGGTTCGATTCCAACATTGACCTCAATATAAGGTCTGAACCTAATAATGGGGGATTATTAGGTCTAGAACTTATAATATGGTAGATATAGTTCAGTTGGTTAGAACGTCTGATTGTGGTTCAGAAGGTCGTCGGTTCGAATCCGATTATTTACCCTTTATTGGAATATAGCTCAATTGGTTAGAGCATTCGTCTGATACGCGAAAGGTTATAGGTTCGATTCCTATTATTCCAACCAAACATTGCGGGGTGGACTGGAGAGGTTCCAGCTCAGTCTCATAAGCTGAATGACGTGGGTTCGATTCCCACCCCCGCAACTTTTTCATTGAATATTTTGAAATATGAAATTTCATGTTTATATTTTAATTGTTCGTTTGTTCTTTGAAATAAAAATATGGGTATAACTAGGGTCGAGCCAGATTTTGCCACGGTTATATCAAGGGTTGGAAGGACCAGAGCTGGCCGTGACTACTCCAACCCACTATCGCCTCCTTAGCTCAGTTGGCCAGAGCACGTGATTTGTAATCTCGGGGTCGTTGGTTCGAATCCGACAGGAGGCTCTGCAGGGTTTTCGGTGTAAAGGGTGTCACAACCTACCTGAGCAAAACCTAACACATGTCCACTATGTGTTAGGGTAATGTGGATAAAACCGAAATTGGTCTCATAGTTAAACGGCTATAATGCAGCCCTGTCACGGCTGAGTTCGGGGTTCGATTCCCCGTGGGACCGCAATGAGTAAGAGATACTCAGGAAGATTGACTACATTCTTTAAAAAAGTAGTGGTGGTAAAAAAATCCTCGACCTTAATGAGGTATCGATTCGGATAACACGGTAGCAAGACTCTGCACCGCCGACGTATAGAGTTGACAGGTTTTTATGTGGTAAGACACTAATGAAAAAGGCCCAATGATGGAGGATGCTTTTAAGCAAAATGTCCAGAGAGCGTTGGGAGATATGGTTCTCGAAACAGTGAGAGAAACCCGTTAAAATCTACTTATTGTAATCTCAGATAAGGAAATTGGAGAGTTGGCAGAGCTGGTTGAACGCGGC